CCCGCCCACGACTAAATAAGCAAGGTTTTTCGGAAGCTTTCTCCAACCTTAAAACCTCTTTTATTATAACACATAAAAAATCAATGTCAATCAAAAAACAGGGTAAAATAAAAAAAAATTAAAAAATTTTAAAAAAGTTTTAAAAACTATGTCAAAACGATTGACAAATATATATCAAAGCGATATAATAATTGTACAAAGATTAAGAGAGTGAGAACCTCAAAGGAGAAAAACAAAATGAAAAAATACATACCGTATTTAATTGTAAGCGATTGGAATACTTTTTCCGGTGCTCCTATTCGGGAACACTGGTACGAGTGCAAATACGGCTACGCGGATAACGTTTCGTATGGTATAGATATAACATACGCAAAAAGTTATGATACAGAAGAAGAAGCAATCAATCGGGCGAAAGAGCTTGCAAAGAATTTTGATGAAAAACGTTACTCAATCGAAGAGTGCATCTTTTACGAATACGAATCGGAGGAATTATAATGAAAGAAAAAACGAGAATGAAGAAGCTGAAAGAAGCGCGGAAACGGAGAGGTTATACGCAAGAAGAGCTTGCCCACGCGGTAAACGTAGGGGCTATGACGATTTATCAATATGAAAGTGGGCGGCGTATTCCGAACGCAAGAATGTTGAAACAAATAGCGCAGGCGTTAGATTGTAAGGTAGACGATATTTTGTGAGGTTAAAAATGGAAGAAGAAAAGGAACTTGGGAAAGACGAAATCAGCGCGATTGTTAGAGCGTATGACAGAGCAAGAAACGTGCAAGCAAATATAAATATTTCGACAGATTTTATTAACGCAGAACGGCAGAAAAGGGAGTTTTTTGAAATCACTTTGCCGAATGTTTTAAAAGAAGTACGACAGAGCGCGGAAACGTTGAAATTGTACGTAGATTATGATAAATATTATACGGGCGAGATAGACGAAGCAGGGGAGCCGAAAGCGGTTTATACAGGAATTAAAAGCGAAGAAATAGAAATCGATTTTATATTGCCGAACGAGAAAAGAACAAGCGTTATATTCAGCATAAAGGGAATGAGTCTTGAAGAAGTCGTTGCAGAGATTTTAAGGAGAATAGATTTATGAAAGAGAACAAAAAAGAGTTTGTAGAAAAGTATTTGCAGCCGATGATAAAGCAAGCGGATAGCACTGTAAAATCGGTTACATATCGAAAGTCGGCATTCGATGAAATAGTAGACGTCGAGTATATAGGCGGATTAAGTTATTGCGTATGCGTTACGGCAGATAGCAAACAAGCGATTGTAAAAGACGTATTAAGGGGGATTTGGTAAAATGTGCATTGAAAACGGTTGGGTACTTGACGAACAGCGAAAGATTCCGCATAAAGTCGGAACTTGCGATTGTTGCGGGCGTATGATTTATGAAGATGAAGATTATGACAGAAACGATTGGCAGCTTTTGTGCTTTTATTGCGCTGAACGTTTAAAAGATGAGGAAGAATTGTAAAATGGGTATTTTATTAAGAGGAGATATAAAAAACGTGGCAATGTCTTTGAGAGTTATAAAAGCAGTATCCGACGGAAAGACTTTAAAAGAATATTTAAAGAGCCTTTCAGAAATGCCGAAAGGCGAGAGAGATTGCCATTGTTCGGCAGTTGCAAAAATAGGCAGACAAATCAGAGAGTTACGTACGGAAAACGTAGAATATTATGGGAGAGTATACAATGGCTAATATATATCAGTTGACAAGAGAATATAACGACTTATACGAACTTGCGCTTTCAAACGCAGACGAAGAAACTGGAGAGCTTGACGAACGGATAACCGCCGCGCTTGATATAAAGAGCGCAGAACTTGAAACGAAAGGCATTTCCGTTGCTTGCGTTGTGAAGAGATTGAACGCAACTGTGGACGAAATCGATAGCGAAATAGAACGATTAACGAAAATGAAAAAGTCAATACAAAGCACGACAGAACGATTGAAAGACGGTTTAAAAGCGGCGTGGCTTTCTGCGGGAATCGTAAAAACGGAAAGCGTAAAGGCTACAATTTCATTTAGAAAGTCTGAACAAGTAGCAATCGATAACGAAGCGGATTTGCCCGAAGAATACAAGCGCGAAATCGTAACGATAAAACCCGATAAAACCGCTATAAAAGCGGCAATAAAAGAGGGCAAGGAAATTCCGGGCACGCATATAGAAGAATGTATGAATATTCAAATAAAGTGAGGTAAAAACAAATGGAATTGAAGTTCAGAAAATTGAGAGCGGACGAAATAGACGTGCGCGCGGGGCGCGTGATTGACGGTAAAAAACAAGGCGCTTTATTATTGCTTTATAAAGACGCTCGTTGCGATATGGACTTGTTAGATGAAACCGTAGGCGCGATGAATTGGCAGAGAAAGCATAGCCGAGATAACGCTAATTGCGCCGTTGGTATTTACGATTCAGACAAGCAGGAATGGATATGGAAAGAAGATACGGGGACGGAAAGCAATGCGGAAGCCGCCAAAGGGTTGGCAAGCGATAGTTTCAAACGTGCTTGCACTAATTGGGGAATCGGACGGGAACTCTATACGGCGAAAAATATTTTCGTCCCGTGTGAACTAAAAGACGGAAAATTGCCGAAGTTTTTATCGTGGAGCGTAAAAGAAATAGGCTATAACGAGCGCGGCGAGATTGAAACGCTTGTTATTTGCGATAATAACGGTAAAATCGTATACAGCAAACACTCCGCAAAAAACACGCCTAATTTGCACAAGTCGGAAGAAGTCGATAAACAGACCGACAACGAGAAAGAAACGAAGAAGGGCGAAAACAGCGAAAGCAAGGAAGATTTTCGAGGAGTTTGGGAAGAAGTACAGAGTGAAGATTTGACGAACGCCGAAAACGTTGAAATCGTGTACAAGAACGGAACAAAAGAAAGGGTGGGGAACTTGCCGATTGTATGGCTTAGAACGCTTGCGAATAAGACGGAAGAAAAATACAAATCGGCAAGGGAAGCAGCAAAAACAATTTTAAAATTAAAATATAACGAAAGCGTGTAAAAATGCTTGACTTTGTGCGGCGGTAGTAGTAAAATATAATAGCAAACACTTATTGCCAAACAAAACTGAATAGCGATTATTTGGTAGCCGACTGATAATCGCTACTGAACAATCACAAGGGAAATACTCTTACGAACGCGTAACGGCTATTACGCTTCGCAGGGGTATTTTTCTATTAGAATAGGTATAAAAATGGGTATAACAATGAAAGACATCGGCTTGCAATGTTCCATATTCGACGGGGAAAATCCGTTAAAAATAACAAAACCGATACGACTTATAGAATTATTTGCAGGGATTGGAGCGCAAGCGAAAGCACTTGAAAATCTCGGCGTAAACTTTGAGCATTATAGGATATGCGAGTTTGATAAGTATGCCGTTGCAAGTTATAATGCGATACACGGAACAGAATTTACAACGAGCGATATAACCAAAATTCACGCCGATGACCTTGGAATCGTAGAAACCGATAAATACGAATACATAATGACTTATTCTTTCCCTTGCACAGATTTGTCAACGGCAGGTAAACAAAAAGGAATGAGCCGGGATAGCGGAACGCGAAGTGGGTTATTGTGGGAAGTAGAAAGATTATTGAAAGAAACAAAAGAATTGCCGCAAATCCTTTTAATGGAAAACGTCCCGGGCGTATTGTCAGAAAAGAACAAAAAAGACTTTTTAGAATGGTGCGGATTCATTGAAAGTTTAGGATATACAAGCAAATACAAAATATTAAACGCAAAAGATTATTTAATACCGCAAAACAGAAATAGAGTGTTTATGATAAGTTGGCTTGGAGAATATTATTATAATTTCCCTGATAAAAAGCCGCTTTATCTTACTCTGAAAGACTTTTTAGAGCGTTCTGTTGATAAAAAATATTATTTATCAGAAAAGGCAATTAAGGGATTTTTCAAACATACGAAAGAAAGCATTGAAAAAAAGAACGGATTTCGATTTGAGCCGACAAATGGGCAAGGAATTGCAAAGGCTGTTTTGTCAAAAGCGGGAAGCCGACCGTGCGACAATTATATAGCGTTAGACGAACAAAACGGATATATTAGGAAAGACGGAACGATTGGCGCGCTTACCACAGACGGAAGCAGTCCGAAACATAATAACAGAATTATAGAAAAAGTACGTGTTTTTCAATATGCGCACGGGTATCTTCCAGCGGGAGAAATTTCCGGGAATATATTCCCGACGGTACGAACCTCAAATACAGATAGTTATAATAACGCAATTCAAGTAAATGGTGATACGCGTATTAGGAAACTTACGCCAAAAGAGTGTTGGCGGCTTATGGGTTTTGACGATGAAAGTTTTTCTCGCGCAAAGAAGAAAGTGAGTAATTCTCAACTTTACAAGCAAGCGGGAAATTCAATCGTTGTAAATGTCCTTATGGCAATATTTGAAAAATTATTTTAAAAACTTTAAAAAAGCGGGTAAAATAATTTGACAATATACGCCGTGCGTAGTATAATAGAAGAGCAAAGAACGAAAGAGCGGTGAAAAAAATGTTTAGTTTATCTTATGTTAATTTAGAAAAAGACGAAGTAGAAATCAAAAACGGATTTAAGTCTGATAAAGAAGTCTATGATTATATTGCTAATCATAAAGAAGTATTGCCTTTAAAGCTTTTGGTTTGGAGCGAAGCAAGGCAATGTAATAGAGAAATTGAAGCGTTTGTAGGATATTGAGAGACAAAAAATGAAATGTTATAAAGAGTTTGAAAAAGGTATGATTTTCAGAGGAATTTATGAATAACTATTGTAAAAATTTTCGTTGCCCGGAAAATAAAGGCGAACCTTGTAAAATAGCGAATGATTGTTGGCTTTTTCAATGGGATATAGACAAAGAAAAACAACCGAGAGTAAAAACGGTAAGCGCGCCGCTTGAAGAAGATGAACAAAAAGATTTTGCATTGTGGCTTGACAGTCAGGGCGTTTTATGGGCGCATATTCCGAACGAAAGAAAGGCAAGCATTGCGGTATTATCTTCGCTTGCGCGGCAGGGATTGAAAAAAGGTTTTCCCGATAATTTCATAGCAGTAGCGCGCGGGAAATGGCACGGACTGTTTATCGAATTGAAACGTGCAAAAAAATGTTTGTCCGTGCGTTCAAAAGAACAGCGGGAATGGATAAAAAAGTTAAATGCGGCGGGGTATAAAGCATTGTTTTGTTACGGCGCGGAAGAAGCGAAGAAAGCAGTAATAGAATATCTGAAAGAGGTGTGAGATGAAATCAGTTTTAATATCAATCAAGCCGAAATGGGTTGATAAAAGCATAATCGGAGAAAAAACAATCGAAGTTCGGAAAACCTCGCCGAAAGAAGTACCGTTTAAGTGCTATATATATATGTCACAAGGCGATTTGAAAGATTTAGGTTCATATAGTGAATGGATATACAAAAATAGAATGAGAGTAATCGGCGAGTTTATCTGCGATAAGGTCTATAAAATAGAACCAATATTTTCTTTTTATTATTGTTATAGCGGTTACGATGATTCAAGCGATTGTAGCTATTTCGAGGATTATTCCATTGATAACGAAAGGCTCAAAAAAACTTGTTTAACGCAACAAGATTTATGTGTTTACGGAAACGGAAAAACCCTTTACGGCTGGCACATATCCGACTTAAAGATTTACGACAAGCCGCTTTCTCTTTCAAAATTAGGAGTAACCTGCCCGCCGCAGTCGTGGAAATATGTGGAGGAATTGGAAAATGAACAAAGAACAGCAGATTGAAGAAATAGAACAATTTATTTACGACTATGTAGATAGCAAACAAACGGAAAGATTATTGATCAATCGCGCTAACAAATTACGACTTTATCACGGTGACTGTTTGACGGTGATGAAAGAGTTTCCGTGGGAAAGCGTTGACCTTATTTTGTGTGATTTGCCGTATGGCTGCGGAAAGACGAAACATAAATGGGACAAAGAGATTGACCTTGCGGAACTTTGGAAAGCGTACAACCGCTTGCTGAAACCGGATGGAATCGTCTGCTTATTCGGGAATGAACCTTTCACAAGCAAACTAATTCAAAGTAATACGGAACTGTTTCGCTACAAACTGATATGGGAAAAAGAAAGCCCTACGGGATTTTTGAATTGCAACTATAAGCCGCTCTCCCTGTTTGAAGATATTGTTGTTTTCAGCAAAGGGACGGTGGGAAGTAAGAGCAAACTGCCGATACGGTATTACCCGCAAGGACTTATTCAAAAAGAGCAAGTGAAACGAAACAGACCGAATTCAACGTGGCGAAGCGGAAAGGGGTACGGCGGAAACAATAAACTCAATTCCGATACGGAATACGTCACGCATTATGCGAATTATCCGACGGATATATTGAAATTTTCAAGAGATAAGAATGCCGTGCATCCGACGCAGAAACCCGTCGCGCTTCTCGAATACCTTATCAGAACCTATACGAAAGAAAACGAAGTCGTAATGGACAACTGTATGGGTTCGGGAAGTTCAGGCGTGGCTTGCAGAAATACAGGCAGGCAGTTTATCGGAATCGAAGCAGACGATTATTACTTTCAGACGGCAAAAGAGAGAATAGAAAAAAGCTACGGCAGTTAGTCGTAGCCGAATGGCAAGTTTTATGAATTATTCCTACCTTTACAAGTATTATCCGGAAAATTTTGACTTTATGATTGAAAAAATGCGTGAAAGCGAAATAAATTGAAAATATTATTAAAACAAAATGGCTTAAAAAGTTGGAGGAATTGGAAAATGAACAAAGAACAGCAGATTGAAGAAATGGCGAAAATAATCAATGAACTTTACTTGGTTTATACTACGACAGAGACCGATATCGCCGAGGGTATTTACCAAGCAGGCTATCGCAAAATCGATGAGAATTGCGCAGTGATAACGAAAGCCGAATTAAAGCAATATAAATCGCAGGCAGTGAGAGAGTTTGTGGAAAAGTTGAAAAGTGGATTGGGAAATTGTACTGGCTGTTATATCCCAAATTGTTTTGAAAGTATGACAGTCGAGTTTGCCTATTCTGAAAAAGACTTATTAAAGTTAATCTGCAAACTATTAAAGGATTACGAATGATTATAGGTTGCGATAGGTTATGTTTTCTACCTTTGATAAGAAGAACAAATCAAATATGCTTAGAGTGCCGATATTGCGAACGGCGTGAAGAAATAACAAAAAACGAGGAATATTATGAAACAGACGGAAGCAAAAAAGAGATATGACAAGAAATACAAGGCAAGCAAGGTTGAGCGATTTTATATCGACTTATACCCAACGGATAAAGACATTAAAGAGTTTTTGGAGCTAATCAGTCAGAAAATGCCGAAAGCGACTTATGTAAAAAACATTATCCGAACGAACATTAAAGCATACGCTTATGCGAATAAACTTCTAAATGAAATGAAAGGGGGAAAGAAATGACAAAACAAGAAAATCAATGTTTCAGAGTGCATACGTATTTAAAAGAGCATAAATGGATAACCGGGTATTCTGCTTTTATCGAAATCGGCGTATATCGTTTATCGAGCTGTATTCATCGTCTTAGAAAGCGCGGAATAGATATTGCCGACCGTTGGCTTGAAGTCGAAAACAGATACGGCGAAAAGTGCAGAATAAAGGAATATTATTTGAAATGATACAAAAGGGTAAAATTATTGACATTGACGAAAACGGGGTTGTAACAATCGTTGCGCAGTCGGACTTGTATTTGATGACACACCGTGAAATAAAAGAGTGTTACATTGATTTTATTGACGGTAGAAAGCTATCAGACAAGCAACGGAGAATGTGTTATTCTTTGATAAATGCAATAGCCGAATGGAGCGGAAGCAGCACGCAGGACATAAAAGAAGCGTTTAAAATGGAATTTTGGGCAGATAAGATAGATACGCTTGCCGAAAAGGTTTTCAGCCTTTCTAATGCGCCTATGAGTCTTGTAGCAGAGTTTCAAAAGTTTTTGATAAACTTTATACTTGAAAACGACGTGCCTTTGAAATATTCGCTTTTAAATTATGTTGACGATATAGACAATTACGTTTATATGTGCTTGATACACAAAAATTGCTGTATTTGCGGAAAGAAAGCCGACTTGCACCACGTAGATAGCGTAGGAATGGGGAACGACCGAACGGAAGTGCAGCACGAGGGAAGAAAAGCATTAAGCTTATGTAGGGAACACCACACGGAGATACACGCGATAGGAATAAATTCGTTTTTAGAAAAGTATCACATAAACGGTGGTATTCCTATCGACAAAACGATTATGAAAATATATAAATTAAAGAGGTGAAAATATGGAAGCAAATGACAATGTAAACCACCCCGCGCATTATACTGACGGAAAGATAGAAGTGATTGATTATATCCAAGATAAAGAATTTAATTTTTGTCGTGGGAACGCGATTAAGTACATATCGAGGGCGGGGAAGAAAGACAAGTCGAAAGAAATCGAGGACTTGCAAAAGGCAGTTTGGTATCTGAATAAAGAAATCGAACGATTAAAGGTGGGAAAATGATTAAAGTAAAACAGAACATAATGAGCGGAATAACTCCGAGAGCGACTACCGCGTTTAAAGTAACAAAAATTGATTGCTATAAGCCACATACAGTAAAAGATGAAGTTGAGATATGTTTTACTTGCGATTTGCCAAAATGCATAGGTGATGACAGGTTATGCAAACGCTATCAAGCAATGATAAAAGAAATCAAAGAAAGGAAAAAAAGATTAAGGAGAAAGACAGATGAATAAAGTATTTTTAATCGGTAACTTGACGAAAGACACGGAACACGGCGTAACAAAAAACAATATTTATTATTGCAATTTTACAATCGCGGTAAACCGTTCGTATACGGACAGCAACGGAGAAAGACAAGTCGATTTTTTCAATATCCGAACGTGGAGAGGGATTGCCGAAAGTTGCGCGAAATATCTTGTAAAAGGGAAAAAGGTCTGCGTTTCTGGTGAATTGCAGCAAAGAACTTATGAGGACAATCAAGGCGTAAAACGAACGGTAGTTGAGATACAAGCAAACGAAGTAGAGTTTTTATCACCGATAGATAAAAAGCAGGAAGAACAGACGGATAAAAAACAAACAAATCCGTATCTGCAATCGATTCTTGAAGATGATGATATTCCGTTTTAAGAGGTGAAAAAATGAAGATTAAGAAGTTTTTAAAATGCGTTTTGATAAGTTTAATTCTGATAGCGTTTTGTTTGTCTAGTGCGGCGTTTGCGAAAGCAAATACCGCACAGACCGTAACGCAGAAGAATGAAATAGAATTTACGGAAGAGGATAAATACAATATCGAAAATTACGTTTCAAAGTATAGGAATATGGATAGCTATGAGGTTATCCCTTATACGAAAGACGGAGAAAGACGGTATATTTTAATCGGTGAGAGATTGGGGGCTTATTATATAATCGTTTGCGCCGTTCGAGATAACAGTTTAGTCGTTCTTACAAAGGGGAACGATATAAGATAAATTACAACGCTTAAAAAGCGAATAAAGCTGATAAAATCGAGATAAAAAAGCGCGGTGAAATATCCGCGCTAAAACTTTTTTATCAAAATGCTTGACAATTAAAAAATATATTGTATAATAAAAGAGAATGAGGTGATATTATGGCTGATTTAGAGCGTATTAAAAAGAAATACGATACCCCCGAAATAGACATAGAAGAAGCAACGCACGGCGGCAGAAGCTACTGCGGCAAATTATCCAAAACTTGACGGTGTACAGGTACAAGAAAACGCTGACGAAATGCGCATACAGTTGCGATTTGACGATATACCGCCTGCTGAAACACGTGAAAAATTAAAGCGTAATGGTTTTCGTTGGAGTCCGTCTCAAAAGGCTTGGCAACGGTTATTAAATCAAAATGGCAAATATGCCGCTCAAAGTGTATTAAAAGACTTAGGCGGTAAATAAACGAGGTGTTAAAATGGCGCGATTGACGAGCAGACAGCGACAAGCAGTAATCGCTCGTTACTTAGCGGGCGAGAGCATTGCTTCGTTAGCAAAAGAGTATAACATTTCAAGGCAAGCACTTGCAAAGCAAGTGAAACAAGAGAAAGTTGCCGAAAGTTTACAAAAAGTAACAAATGAGCAAGCTATGACAATGGCAGCGTTTATTCAGAGCAAGAAAGAACAAACGCAAGACATTATAGAAGCATTGCTTGACAAGTTACAAGACAAGATAGACAGAGCAAGCTTTAAGGACTGTATTGCGGGAATTAAAGACCTTGCAAGTCTATACCTTGAAAGAGAGGATAACTCAATCGATAATACCGTAAAGGTGGTTATTGAAAGAAAGGTGCAAGACCTGACGGACGAAACGGATAATGAGTAGCGTTATAGAGTATAACCCGATAATACCGAAGAACTTTGCCCCGTTATTAAAGACGAACAAAGAGAACGGAACGCATAGAATAATAGCGCGAGGCGGAAGATACAGCGGAAAGACAACGACTATTATACAAGAAGCGTTAGAGGGATATATAACGATACCCGGTGCTAATATAGTAGTAGCAAGAGCCGATGACGTCAAATTCAGCAAAACAACGTTCCCGACAGTCAAAAAGGAATTGCAAAGGTTTGGAATAGCGCAGTATTGCCATATTCCGAAGAGAACGGGCGATATAATCTTTAAGCCGAACGGGAACATAATAAGGTTTGTAGCGACCGGCGGAGATGAGCATAGAACAAAAGGCTTAGACTTTGAAAAGGGCTATGTGCATAGATTCATCCACGACGAAGCGCAAGAGCTTGAACACGAGTTTGAAGTCAAGGGTTGCGAAAAGACCTTATTGAGAATGTTAGGCGCTACTACGAAATGGATATACATCTATAATCCGCCGCCCTTTCGGGCAGAGTTTGCAAACGTGTATTTCCCGAAGCTTATACGCGATGGAAGAGCGATAGAGATATATTCATCGTGGAAAGACATACGAAAGTTATTATCGCAAGACGTTGTAGACGAAATACTGAAAGACAAGCAAAGCGATTTGAACTACTATCTATATGAATATATGGGAGAAGTAACCGCAACAAACGGGCTTGTCTATCCGCAATTCAGGCGCGAAAAGCATTGCACAAACATTTACACGCATTTAGCCAACGGCGATAGAGTTATGGAACTTATCCTTGGCGTAGACGAGGGAAGTATTTACGACAGCACTTGCGTAACGCCGATAGCGATAATGTATAGCGGACTTGCGATAGTGTTAGGTTGCTTTGAGAATGACCCCGTAAAGACGGGAGCGCAAGCTCCGAGCGCGCAATCAAGAGATTTAATCAGATACAGAGAAAGGCTTTTGACAAAATTCGGGTTTTTAAGATACGTTCCGAGACGGTGGAACTTTGAGTGTGCAGAAGCAGGGCAAAACCTGATGAATCAGTTTGTAGCAGATACAGGCGGAACGGAAGATTGTATGCCCGTTCGGAATAAGTCGATTATGGGCGATATAAAGCGCGTAAGAAGTATGTTACAAGAGAAAGTGCTATTATTCCACGTAGACGGAGAGCCTGACGAAGATAGCGCGGAAAAACTTATGAGCGATATAGAGAACTACGTATTCGATGAAAAGACGAATACGGTGAAGAAAGGACAGCGCGACGATACGATAGACAGTTTGGAATACGGCACGAAGCTTATATACGATATGCCGATACAAACGACAATGAGGTAAGGATATGGCAATTGCACAGACAAACACAGCGGTTATAAATGCGCCGAGTAGGAAATTATTCGCGCCTATGTTTCGCGCGCGTTGGCAGAATATGCAGAACGTTGTCAACGATAGCGCGTTCATTGATTTAATTCCCGAACCGTATTTGACATATTACACCTCTTTCGTGCGGCAGTGCTTGCAGTGGAGCAGAGGTTTTGTGCCTATGTTACACCAAAAGGACTTTTTCTCAACTGGAATGGGATATACTGTTTGCGAGATAATCACACGCGAGTGTTTAAGCGGCGGGTTTAGATTGGAAGCGCGGGAAGATAGCACGCAAGCGGCAATGGAAGAGTGGCAAGAGAAAACGCACCTTGCGAACGAGATTTACCGTATGTTTTGGCATAGCACGGCGGGCGGCAATGCGTTAATGGTTATAACGCCCATTGACGGAGAAGCTTATGTTTCTTCTTATCCGATTGATAGGTGCATATTTCAAATCAATCGGCGCGGGGACGTCACGAATTGCCTTATTTTTAATAGGTTTACGGCAGGCGAAAGTGCGTACTACGCAAGAGAAAGGCGGATCGTTCTGAAAGGCAAAGGATATTACAAAATAGAGCTTGCGAAAGGCACCTTGACTACCTCGCCAACGTTTACAAGCGATTCCGTTAAAGATATCCCCGACGAAATCAGAGCGCAGTTTGAATACACGTACGGACATATTAAAATCAATACGTGGTACGAATTGCCGAACGGAATAAGCTGTATCGGCGTTTACAATATCAAAAACAAAGCGGTTGCGGCGGCAATGTCCGATATGCCCGGTTATAGCGATTCGTCGCTTTATACGGCGCTTGACGTGCTTTATTCGATAGATTATAACTACACGCAGGCGCAAGTCGATATGTATAAAGGCAAATCGATTGTTCTTATACCAAAGCAAATGGCGGGAGCAACGATAAACACAGGAAGAGTGAACGTAGCAAACGGCATAAGCTTTACGGAAGCGATACAAGAACCGCAGTTAAGAGACGATTTTTATACGGAAGTTATGACACCGAGCGGCGAACCGATAAAGCCTACGTTTGTTCAGGCTGACTTGCGGGGCGAAGCGCATAAGTATATTAGAGACGCAGATTTAGAATTGCTTGCGAGTAAGGTAGGATTGTCAAGTTCAACTCTTGCAAATCATCTGACTTATAACACGAGTAAAACGGCAACGGAAGTCAGAAGCGAGCAAGACACGACCGAAAGCACGATAAACGCGAAAAGGGAATTAGCGAGAGCACCGCTGAATCAAATGCTTACCGACATTGCACATTTTTACGGGTTTAAAGACAGCGTAGAAATCAATTTCGGAAGAGCGGGCGTGAATAGCTCAACGGAAAATCAAGAGCTATTGCAAGACTATCAGGCGGGAACGATTCCGTTAAGGAGATACCTTAAAAAGCGTTGGGCTGACTTGTCGGAAGAAGAAATCGAAGCGTGGGCAAAAGAGATAGAAGAAGAGCAAGCGAACAAAACAAAGCAAGACAATTTCGGCGGTTTTGGGTTTGACGATAAAGACTATTTCGGAGACGGCGTAAATGACGGAAGCGAAAGACAAACTGAACAAATCGGCGTTGGCGATAGAGAACGCACAGAATGATATTCGGTTATTGATACAACGCGCATATTTATATAATTATTCAAGAGTTTATACAGAAAAGGCGTTAAAATCGATAATTGAAAGCGCGTTAAAGTCGATAGATATACCGAGATTAAAGCGCGATACTGTATTATCGTTGACGAACTACGCAAACCGACAAAAGAACGCGTGGAATAATAGCGGAATAACGCCCGCGGTGTTGTTTTTCATTTCAAAGAGAATAAACGAGAGCGGAGAACCGGATAAAAAAGTATTGACTGAGCGATTACCGAGAGCAGAGATACAACGAGATATAGAAAGGCTGACCGGGAAAAGCGTTGAAACGGTAAATAAAGGCGTTCCGTTGCAAAGGTTTTACGGAGATATATGGAAAGAGAAAATCAAACCTACATTATCGAAGATAGCGGCTGAAAAAGCACTTGATCCGAACGATTACACAGGTCGCAATTCCTTACGGAATCTTGCGGAAATGGAAGTACGTTATCAGGATCATAAAGACAGCATAAAAGAGTTGAAAGCAAGTGGAGAAAAGTTAGTTTTGTGTTCTGCTCATGCCGATTGTTCCGAGCGTTGTGCGCCGTATCAAGGGCGGTTATATTCGTTAGACGGAACGAGCGGAGAGATAGATGGAATAAAATACGTTCCGCTTGAATATGCAACGAATAACCCGCGAGATAGATACACAACGAAAGCAGGGCGAACGTATCAGAACGGATTGCTTGGATTTAATTGCAGACACAAACTATCGCCTTATCGAGGTCAATCGCCCGAATACGTAAGCGAAAAAGAACGTAAGAGAGAATACGAAATAACGAAAACGCAAAGGGCAATGGAAAGGCGAGTAAGGGCATTGAAAGCGGAAGCAGAGATGACGAAGAACGCAAAGAGTAAGGAATATATAAAGTATCGGGAAATGGCAAAACAAGCCTATGAAGAATATAAGCGATACAGCGAAGAAAACGAACGTGCGTATTATCCTATGCGCGTAAGTATATAAAAAATAAATCAGGAGGTATAAGGTATGTTCGGTAAAAAAATCACGCTTGACGATATTTTGAAAGGTATCGACAATCTTTCGGACGAAGAAAAAGAAAAGGTACGCGATAAAATGGCTGACCTTTACAAAGCAGAGGACGAAAGAGAAATCGATAAAGTAGAAAGAGAGAAAGCGGAAACGGACGAAAAAGCAGACGAGAAAGGCGAAGAAGAGGACGAGGAATCGGAAGAAATCGGCAAAGACGTTGACGAGGTAGAAGATGACTTTGACGAAGAAAACGAGGAACCCGAGAAAACGGAAACGCCTGCCGCGCCAAGAGAAACGAGAGAAGAGCCGAAAGATGATAACGCGAAAATGTTTGCGGCGATTGCAGAACGGCTTGACAGAATCGAAGCGGCACTCGGCGAAAGTATGAGAAATCCGAAAGAAGCGGACAAAAAAGCAAGCGAAGAACTTACGGCAATTGAAAGAAAATACGCATTTTAAAAAACAAAAAAACAAGGAGATTAAAAGAAAATGAGTAAAGTTATTTCCACTTATGGAAACGTAGAACAGTTTGTTACTTCCGCCCTTATGGGTATGGGCGCAACCGAGCAGGACGCGAACGGTCGTTTTTACCTTGACGGAAGTATGGTAAACGTAGAACTTTCCGACGTAATTGCGGAAGCCATCTACATTCAGGAAATTTTCCGAGACAGGCAGTCCGTAACGGGCAAGTATTCCACCGACAGAACAGCGGGCGCGTTGCGCGTTATGCTTGATACGCCGCTTCCTTCCACTTCTCGAACCGTATCGTACGGCGGCAGAAACGGCACGGACGGCAATTCCGGCGTGATTAACACGAACCCCGCATTGCTTCCCGCAAACGACGAATTTATGATTTACCTTAACCAGGTAAACGACCAGTCTATGCTTTTCCCCGATTTGAGCAAAGAGTATTTGCCGCTTGACGTTATGGCGAAGAAAATCGCTTCGTATTCAAAATCCGTTACGCAGGATAGAAGTGCTTCCACGCTTGCGGAAATTATCGCGTATGCGTTCTTCCGCGCGTTGAACGGCGGCGAAAACCTTTATCAGATTGATGATTTGGACGCGGATAACGCGTATGCAACGGCTTGCAATGATATCAACGCGGTGCTCGATAACGGAGACCAAGCGCAGGGCGCGTTTACGTATTCTACCGAGGGGCGTACGATTATCGGAAGACCTACCTTTATCAATAAGGTATTCAATCGTAAATCGGGTATTATCCTCAACGGCAGCGACCTTGCGCAGGAAATGCTTCGCGAATACGATTTGGACGCGAAATTCGAGAGCAAAGGTTACGTCGGCACGGGGTACAAAGGACACGCTCTTGGCTTCCATTGGCAGAGTGCGCCAGATTACATTTGGACGTTGGCAGAAAAATATCTCGGCTTAGCAGCTGGTGCGTTGTCGCACGTATACGCTATTGCGGTTTCGTTTGAAGCCACCGCGCTTGGACGTATCGTTGACCTTGGCGTGAAAATTATTGATGCGAACGAAGTACGCGGCGTTAAGGCGCAGCCTTTGAACGTTTGGGGGCACGAAGCGTTCCGTAAATCGGTAGTGATTGGCGATAACAACCTTACGACCGGAACGGTTGCAGGTCTTGGCTTTACGGCAGATACCAGGAAATATCCTATCGCGCCGAAATCTGTTGCGGAAATGGATAAAATCGTTCTTCCCGTATTCAATGAGGGCGGACAGATTATCGGTTACAAGCAGGTTGCGAACGTTCCGAAACCCAACGGCGATAACATACAGAGCGGCTTGAAACACGTTGCTGCGCCCGTATCGGATACGGGCGCAGGAAAAGTAACGGCGAATAAAGTTGTGAAATTCACTTGCGCAACGGCAGGCGCGGATATGTACTACACGACGAACGGCGATGAGCCTACGAAATCGAGCACGAAATATACGTCTGCGGGAATTACGATTGCTGCAACCACGACGGTTAAGATTTTTGCGGTTAAGACGGGCTATGCACCGTCCGAAGTCGGAACTTATACCTACACGGTATAAAACTGTTTTCGTCGGTTTTTACAGGTTTAAAAGCCGACACCACTTACAGAAGCCATTTGTTTTACCCTCTTAATACGTTTTGGTAGGTTGTACGCAACAACCTACCACCATAATAAACCACGAGGTGCAAATATGTTTATACAACCTTATAATTCGGATTATATGACTTTTGACGAAAACACGGGGCGATATGTGCTTACAACGAAAGCCGTATTAGACCAGTTAGGAATTGATTTAAACGTACTTGCAAAAGACAACGGGAACGGCGTAAACGCGTTTTTAAACCGTGTATCAATGCTGACTTACAGAAAAATGCACGAATACGGATTTGAGGACGAACAGGACAGAATTATAGCAACGACGGAAACGGGGCGAAAGATAATTCAAGAAGCGATGATAGAGCAGTGCTTTTATGTAAAAGCGGTAGGCGATTTATCTTTGAGCACGAAAAGAGACGAAAGGGCATTATACGCAAGCGACGGCTTAGAGTGTATTTTTGAAAAGATTATACCCGAAATCGGGAAGTCGGTGATAAATATCTCAATGGGGTGCTGAAATGGATTTTTTAAGTGAAATGTGTTCTAAAAAAGACACGGAATACTTAACGGGAACGTATTATAAACGCCGCCCAATTGAGCCGTCAGACAGCGGGGAAAAATTCACTTATGAAATGTTAGACCCGCATAGCAGAGAATACAGAACGATTATAGGCACGTTATTAGTTGAGGGAAAAAGCACGGCAATTAAAACGCGTTCGGCAATCGACTTTAAAGAAAAGCAGTATATTGTAACGCAAGACGGGCAATTTTGGCAAATTGTATCTGTTTTAGAGAACGTTCAAGCGGAGCAAAGCAAGCAAGCGTTGCGTTTTTTTGTAGAGACGGCACAAACGGAAAAAACGATTCGACTTATAGGGAAAGATAATCCTTGGGGGATTCAATGACAGACAGAGACTTTCAGACATTCTGCGCAGCTTTATTATTCGAGACGAAACAAAGAACGCCAATCGATACGGGAAATATGCGCTATAACGCAGTAAAAATGTATTATACGGACGGCGGAAAGACTTGTCACATATTGGTTGATGAGTATATCGCGCCGTACGTATTTTATACGAACGAACCGTGGATCAGTCCGAAATGGCGAGGAAAGAAAAACCCGAATGAAGGATGGTGGGATAAAGGTGCGGAAGTAATAAATAATAGAATACAACGCAGATTCCGTAATAGTTTGGCAGAGGTAATTATTCATTAGAGGAAATAAAAATGATCGAGTTAAAAACGCTTGCAGAGAAATTCGAGGAAGAACTGAATAAAAACTTAACGGGAAATATTGTCTATAAAATTTTTACCGATACGGGAACTTTCACCAAGGCTTTTCGCAATAGAAATACCGTAACGACGGTAGTAAACGGAATTTATTCCAATGTTTCGTCCGACATATCGAATGTGTTTATAAGTGATGCAGAAACGGATGACGGATATATCGTGGCAACGATGACGAACGAAGTTGTGTTTGTTGTTCCGTGCAAAGACGATGAAGAAAGCGTGTATTCGACGATTCACCGACCGGACGGAACGACGGAAAGCGAACTTATAGAAATCGGTAATAACGATTATATACAGCAAATCAGAAAACACCTTGACGATATTGCGGCAAGAACGCTTTATTTTAAAGTGGATAATTACGATGTTTCCGTTGCTCTTACGCTTGCTGATACGGGAATCAGGGAACAACTTCCGGAACTCGGAGATTGTTTTACGTTTTCGATTCAAGGATTTTATAACATTATAGAAAACGGAGATAATTCCAGGCGCTGGCAGATCTATATCGATGAAAATATTTTGCCGTATTCTTCTATGTCTTTTCAACGTCAAACTACGCAGGAAACAACGGTTTACGCGAACAGAGGACGGTCTACCAGCACGCTTATCGTCGCCGATACATTCTCATGCGGAATAGAGATTCCGTCGCTTCTGATGGCGTTTAACGAGTCTGTGAAAGATTTCCTGTTAAACGGATCGAACGGAAGAGCGCATGTCGCAAGATTTGTTGCCGGGAATAAAACGATATATAAGTTGATTATTTTTACGTCATCGACGGCAACGGCAAGCGGAATTCTGAACGTCGGGCAAAAACTACAACTGAACGAGACGAAAGAAGAATACGGGATTATTTCTTTTGATCCGCATTATTACAAAATATACAGAGCGACAAAGAATATAACTTCGTATAACGAACGGTATATCGCAAATACAACGTACATGCTTTTATGCGGAAATTCTTCCGAAGAGTACGATTTTTACCCAGTGCAAAACGGTAACGTGACGCTTCCGGATATAAAAAAAGACTCTTTGATGATCTTGCCGAACGGCGCGGAATGGGCATATACTTTGACGTTGTGGGAAGAAGTGCAATGAGGTGATACATGGCAACTTACGAATATATCATACGAAACGAAACAAACGACAGCGGCGGGAATGCTTCTCCCGTAGCGCCCGTTTCTTCTGGAACTGCGGGAACGCAGAACAAGCCAGCTTCGGAACAAAAAAGCGGAAATATAACTGTTAAAGGAGTAGCAAAAACTCTTGCTAAAAGTTTTGTCGTAAGAGAATCGGTGTCTATTGCAAAAAGCGAATTGTTGTATAAAGCAAACACGGTAGAACTCAGAACGGGATGCAAGGACTTGCAGCAAAAAGTAGATTTGCAAATGCAAATCGGATCTATGTCGTTAAACGTTTTAGGCTCGGCAGTCGCAGGATTTATTGTCGGCGGACTTGTAGGCGCGGCTTCTGCCGCTGGCTTGAGTGTTTTGACTGGTGCAATAGGTTTTGCGCAAAGCACAAGTCAGGCGCAAAGAACGATTGATTTGAAGCAATCTATCGAAAATCAGACGATAAACATGAACATGATTCGCGCCGGATCGAGAGGAAGCAGAGGAAACTACGAACAATGAATACAATAAAAATCGATATTGGCGGTGTAGATTATTCAAAATATGTAGTATCTCCCGTAAAACTCGGAAATTTGCTTGACGAACGTCTCGACGAGGTGAATATAACGTTACGGTATATTGATAAGCCGTATTTCGATCCTCAAACTTTAGTTCGTGTAAATATTATAAACGCTCCAGAAGCGGCATATAGTTCGGAAATGGCGAGAAATATTTTAAAGACCTCCGACTATGAATTTACGGAACGCCTTACGGATAACTATCAATCTTCCGACGGGCATATGGAAGCCGTCTATGAGAATGGAACGTTTACGCAGTTATATGTAAAATATTTCATCGTGGCAAGCGATAACGCTATCGAGACTATTCCCGGAAGCGGAAGATTTGAACACGAGATTTATTTAATCGAACGTACGAAGTTTTTAGAGGGATTTATCGGAGATAGCTTGACTTTTACGAATCAGACGGCAACTATTTACGGAGCGCCTAAATCAAACTTTTATTCGTGGTACGGATATGATATAGAAAATACCCCCGACGCATTAAAAGACGCTTCGGAAACGAATATAACGGGAACAAATTACTTTAAAAGCCCCGCACAAAACAAAACGATTTCAATATCAGGGTTATCGACAAGCACAGGATTCGGAAAAACACTTATATATACTATCAATGCAAATTGGCACGGAGCTCCGCGTGCCTTGCCTAATGCGGTATATGATTTTGGCGAAACTTCTCCAGAATTTACGTTATCGGAAGGAAAAATATTTCAAAAAGTCGTTTGTAAGTCTGGAAACAATGAAGTATACAACAGCACAATTAAAGTCGTAATCGTTGACGGGATTTTTAAACTTAACAGGGTAACTGTTTTAAACGGGGAAGAGATAGAAAACGTAACAGACGATAAGCTAATGCTTATAGATTATAACTTATTAAATTTATCCCCGGAAGTATATTCGGTAGAATATTATTTTTATGTCGCAACTAAACAGACAAGCGGCGTTTTTACATCGCCATTTTGGTGTGTAAAGGCTACGAATATATTAGTAGTAGTTCCCGAAAAAGGAAATTCTATTGCGCCGAGAAAGTGGACGATTTCCGACGTTGTAGAGCGTATTTGCGATACGTTAGAGCCGAACAAAACAGAAAACAGATTTTCTTTTGATGCGTCGCAAAAGTTAAAATACGATCAAGTCATTGCGCCGGAATTTTCTTTTACGAAAATGACCTTGCGTGAAATGTTGCGAACTGTTGGAGGGTTTATTCACGCAGAACCACGTTTGAAAGACGATACAAGTCAAAATGTTATTATGTTTGACGAGTACGGAAGCAAAGAACAATCAAATATTTCCTCGAAGAATTATATAGGATATAAGTTAAAATCGGATATAAACGAATGGTGCACGTCTCTCGATAGTTCGGCGGATAATCTCGTAAATCAGTTGGATTTCGCGCAGGGCGTTGCGTACGAGCCGGCACGCGGATCTATGGCTTCTATAACTTTACGAACGGAAACCGTTTCCGCGAGATTTTTGCAAGATAATTCTACGTTTATTCCGACAAGTTTGCCGATTTATAAGATCCAAAAACTAATCGTTTTAAATGTAAACGGGAATGCAGTCAACTACGATATAACGCCGTATGTTTACGAAGAAGCGGATTACGGTCTTTTAAAATCAAATAAAGGCTATTACCCGAACGCAAAAGCATTTGCCGTTTATTACAGGCAAGGCGAAAAAAATATAAAAGGATTATTCTATAAAGAGGAAGATGCCGTATCGCAGTATTTTAGTAAATTTGCGATTGTAAATATAATTCGTGCGGCGAGCGGTGATTCTACTATCGATATAAGCGGAACGAATCTTTATTATATCGGTTTTCAGATTCAATATACGCCTATTTATTCCGCGCGTATTCGTACGATAAAGCCGACTTTGACGAGTGGGAGAGAACCTCGCACAATCGCTTATAATCAAGGGGAAAACCTTATCGAAACGAGATACTATGGGGAGAATCTGAAAGGCGTTGTCGCTCGCTTAGGAAATATAGAAAAGACATATACATATCATCTCGCCTATTTATCCGATATTCCGAAAGTAGGGTACTTATTTGATAAGAATTACTATATTTCCGCTGTTTACGTGGAAATATTGCAAAGCGTGATAAAATGCACGATAGGATTATCGAAAGACTTCAACAGATTATCGCAATATGTCGGAATATCCTCAAATAAACGAATGTGGGAAGTATCCGAAAAGCAAAGTCAGGAAAGACAGTCTATATATACCGAATACTTGAAGGTCAGCATGACAGATACGGCGGGAAACGATCCGAATATATGTTTTTCACCAATTGAGTTGATGGCTTTTGATTATGGAATAAAAAAATCCTCGATCACCTTAGCAAGGATAAAAACGAAAACGAAAAGCAAAGAACAGATCGCCGATATTACGCTACCCGTTATATCTTCTGCTTTTGGTAATTCTTTGGTGTTTACTTTTTCTTTTGAAGATAATTACAGTGCAGGGGAACAAACGCAAGAATACGGAACAGACGGAAATAAAGTCGTGTGGGGGCAATACGTTCCTTACGGGGATTATTTCGGAAGATTTTACTACATGGACATTGATTTTTCTTCGTCTGTATTGGAGAACTTGGACGGGAAAACTATTCCTGAAACGCCGAATAAAGCGAGATACGAAGAACCGTCGATTAAAATCACCGATTTGAAATACCGAAAAGATAATCGGGAGATTCCGCAAATTTCTTATGAGTTGGCGGCTTATAGCGACGATGAAGATATTATCGTCGGATCTGCACTTATGAGAAATTGCCATTTGGTAAATTCTTCTCCGATTTCGCTTGTGGCGTATGGCTTTAAATCGAGGTTAAACAAAATAAACAGCGAATTGGATTTGTCGGGAGGTATTTCGCTTGGACGCATTACATCAACAGCGGATAATTCCGGAATTCATTTTACTATTCCTTTAAACGATAGCGTAAAAGATTGCGAATCGTTTGCCATTGTTACGCAACAAACCGATACCGTTATAAACGTATCTGACGATGACGGAAACGAAACGACGCAAACGATAAAGACGGGCGGAACGCTATATATAGGCGTAAATAAAAGTTACGATGAAATAAAGGACAATCCGAAAATTTATTTATCTGTACGGAAATCAGTATAAAAGGAGAACGATAATGATTTTTTTCTTAAAAGCAGACGGTACGCTGATTAAAAGCGCACCCGATACGGTTTATCAGGGATCGGCAGAAGCGGGAAAAATATACGTTGTAGCCCCGCTTAATGCGGGCATGCTTGTTGATGTTTATTACGAACTTCCGAACGGCGAACGGTGGGGTGCTTATTTACTTGAAAATAACGGTAAAGTTATAAACAACGAAGAATTGCCCGACGGTTGGGCGTTATGGAGCACCACGCTTGAAAGCGCAATCACGCAGTATGCTGGAACGCTTAAAGCGCAGTTCGGATTTTATCAATCCGGAGCGGCAGATAAAGTGCCGATCATCACCTCTCAAGCCGTTGCAATAACGATTGCAAAAGGCGTTGTAAGAGATTTGCCGGAAGCGCCTACAACCGACGTATACGAGCAGATTCTGAACGCGTTGTCTTCTATTAAACAGGATATAGCGAATTTTCCTAACGAGTATTTGGCGAATAAGAATGAAGACAAAATCGCATTAAAAAATAACAGCGCGATTGAATATTCCGAAAACGCTACGGCGGGAACTATTGTAAAGCGTGATATCAACGGGAAAATCAACGTAGTAGACGGAACGGAAGATTTAAACGCCGTAAACATAAGACAATTTAATGCAGCATTGGCTGGTAAGGTTGATGCTTCTTCTGTATCTTCTGCTGCTGTTAAAGACACTATCGCGCAAAGAACATCTACGGGGCAATTAAAAGCATCTGACGGCGTAGCAGATGATGATTTAGCGACGGTAAAGCAGCTTAATGCAGTGCAAGGCAATTATACAGATATAACGAATATCGACTTGAACACGGGCGATACAACTGTTGAATACGATACGGAATTAGGCATTACAGTAAATGCGAAAGGTACTGTAACACACAAAAACGGGAACGCAGAACAGCCCACAACGAAATTTGAATTGCCTATTGTAGCTGGTGATGGAATTGTTATAGACAAGGAACAAAACGAAGAAAAAATCAGCGTTAAGGTTGACGGGAAAGTAACGAAAACGCCGAATAGTATTGTAAAACGTGATAGCGCAGGGCGAGTAAAAACCGCTGACGCTGTATCTGATGAGGACGCGGCTTCTTACGGACAGCAAAAGGCTTTGCGTAATTATACAGATTCCGAACTGTTAAAGAAATTAGATAGAACAGGCGGAACAATTACAGGAAACTTAATTGTTTCAGGTAATTTAAGCGTAAGCGGAGAAACTTCTGTTATCGAGTCAACGACTTTAAAAGTCGCAGACAAATTGATTTACGTAGCAAAAGATAACATCTATGCATTGACTTCGCCCGCAGGTTTAATAACGCCTAAATACGACGGAACTAATGACGGTGGGCTTGTCTACGATAATTCTGGAACTGCTTATGTTGGCGACATCAAATTGGATAGCAAAGGGAATGTAGACGTAAATACAAGCGATTTGCAACCGATTGCAACAAGGGATGCTTATAGCAATTTCACAAACGGGCATAAAGTTAAAGCTGAAGTAGATTCTTCGCAAAAAAGCGTAAAATTCATTGATGGTGGGAAAGATGATGGCATCAATTCTCTTATAAATGCAGATCTTACATTTGCCGATACAACAGTACATTACGATATAACAGACGGTATACAATTAATTTCTACAGGCAGATTTGCTTATGCAGGCGGAAATCATGATGCAACAATCGATTTAGATCTTCCTATCATCGGTACTAATGGAATCGTAATTGATAAAGTTGCAGATTCTGAGAAGATAGAAGTATCAGGTAAGAACTTCAGAAAATCACTGGAAACAGAAGTAGGACAGTGGAAGGTATACGTATCAAAAAACGGGAATCCTAATGATTATCTTTGGGCAGGTACAGAAACATTATCAGATCTTGCTATTGTTGTTAGAGGCAATAACGGTTGTATATACACTAATATGCCTGATGCAGCAAATACAAAAGATACAACTGTATTAAACAAGAAATACGTAGACGATAACTTTGTGAAGAAACCTGAGCCTTATGTAGTTGATGCCCTTATTGCTATTCATGCTAATGGAAATATATTTGTAAAACATATAGATGATTTGGGTTCTGTGCCTGGTACTATTGCACAAGTTTATACAAATGATGCAGGAGACACTAAACCATATTCAAAGGGTGTATTGATAACAAATGATCCTGTACAGCCATATCAGTGTGCAAATAAGAAATACGTGGATGATGCGATTGCAAGTATTTCACCAACTACAAAAACAAAATATCAGCACAATCTGAGATTAGAAGGAACGAAGGATGGATTCACGTTCAGCGCATTTATAAGTATATTTCGTAGCAATAACGAGGAAATATCCACCCTAGATGAAGTTGTTGCTGTTATCGGATCAGGTTCTATTTCCTGCACAGGATATCTTTACGATGGAAATCAAAAGAGTTATTCCATTATGGCTTTTGCGGGTTCCGTATTCGTATACAATGATCCTGAAGCAGGTGGACGAGTTTTTGAAGTAACAGCTGATGATGTAGCAATTACAGATAATCCAATTGAACTTTAAAAAAAATATAAGGAGATATAAAACAATGGGGCTCAAAAAAACAAACTACGAATCGAAGAAACTCGGACTTACTCTTCCTACGGCTTACGCCGTGGTGAAAACGCTGAGGATAAAAGGCGACGACGGCTACGCGACAATCAACGTACAAACGAGCCGTGAACGCGCCTTGACTATGACGCCGATCGAAGAGTACGACGTTTCTTTCCGTGTAAATCGATTGGAAAATCCTTTTACGACGGCTTACAACGCGATTAAGGGGCAGAAAGAAGTAAACGGTTGGAACGAAGAAACGAAATCAATCGAGAAGAAAGTGGTAAATATGCCGTTGTACGGTTGGGAGGATGATATTGAAAATACGTAAAAACGATTGACAAAAACACGGCGAGAACGATATAATGAAAAAGATGAGAACAGGCGGTGAAAAAATGGAAAGGGTGATAGAACTTACGAAAACAAGCGGGTATTTTTGGGATAAAAATCCGATTGTGTTCGGGAAAGACGATAAAGTCATTTTAAAGTTTAAAAGCGTTTACGACATTTCTGAATCGGTTATAACGTTAGGCAACGGCGCGGAGAGAGTGCAAAAAACTCTCTCCCAACCGTTTGAAATCCCCGAAGAAGTATTGTTTTCGGGTTGGCTTTCCGTTAGAATTGATATGTACTTAAACGGCGATAAGGCTAAATCGTGGAATTTACTTCCTATAAAGATTATCGAAGCAGACGGAGAAGTACACGGTGAAGAAGAAGTAAAATCTTTTAACGAGAGATTAGACTGCGTAGAAGCAATTGTAGCCGATACGGAAGTGAACAAACTCAACAAGAGCGATTTTTCGGCATTCGTAGAAAAATACGAAAAAGCGTATAAAGACATTGCAGAAAAGCATAACAAGCTTGCCGAAATCGTTGGTGCATTAAAGGAAAATAATGCGTTATAAGCGTATTATTTTCCGATTAAATTGGTAAATTTGCAATATTTTTGCAAAAATAATATATAAAACAAGGAGAATAAGGAAATGGATTTTAATTCTATTTATCAAGCAGTCGCGCCGTATTTAGGTACGGGCGTTATCGGCACCGCGTTAGTCGGCTTAATCAGCATTTTTTGCAAAGGAATAAAAGCCTTTAAAGAAATGAAAAGCACGTTTAAAGACACTAACGCAGAAGCAATTGACCGATTCAGAAAGGCGTTGCCGAGCGAAATTACGATATCGCTTGAAACAATCACGAAACAAGAGTTTTCAAAGATTAGAGCAGAAATCTCTGCGGACATTAAAGAGCAGTTTATAGAACCTATTAAAGCGAATACGGATCTTTGCCGCGCAATGGCGGAAGCGTTGGCGGTATCTAAACTCACGCCTGACGAGTATAAAGAAAAAATCAAGGAAATGCTTGACTTGCCCGAAGTGGAAACGACAAACAGCCTTAAAGTCGAATTAAACACGGAAGAAAAGGGAACGAACGGAGAAACCGCGGACGCGAAATCAGGGAATAAAATTTTGGTGGATTGACGATGAAAAGAACAGGGAAAACGTGGTTATTTTTTGTTTTGCAGATTGTCTTTATGCTTGTCATACCGTGCGTTTTCATATGGGTACAGTATGGAAGTGTAGAGCAAGGCACAACGGCATATAAATTAGAAGTAACCGCTATTTTGCTTATGTTATTAGTCTTTGTCGTATTCAAAAAGATTTTCATTTCTAAATGGCTGAAAACGATAGACGGAAAGATTATAAACATAGAAACGAACGCATTGACGATAACGGACGAAACGGCGATACAGGCGAATAAAAAGGCGTGGAGAACGTATAGCATTATTCAGTTGTTTTCAAGCGCGGTTATACCGCTGTTATGCTTTATCCTTGCTATACTTACGATTAAAGCCGTAGAAAAGGATTTAATACAGTTATACGGCTGTTTAATGTTCTGTCTTATATCTATTTGCGTTGGGATTGTATTCAGGATAGCGGAAATTTACTCGATGAAACTTACTCACGAGAAAGACAAATAAAAATAGGGGTGTGTGAGAATGAACAATATATTAAAATCAGCGACAAATATTATCTTTGCGCTTTTATCGCTTGTATGCTTAATTATCGTATCGCTTGGAATCGGGCTTGATTTTTCGCAGTTAAAATCGCCCGCATTTTGGCTTGAAGTTTTTATCAAGTGGGTGCTTACGATGATTATGTTTAATATCGTAGCGGAATACGATAGCGCACAGCGGACGCACGACAAAACAGGGCGGTTTTATTTGGCTTTTGCAACGCTCAAAATACGCATTAAACTAATTCACCGTGGGAAACTTTATGACAGATTAAACGAGGCATTAAACAGCAAAAACAACGAGATTTTAAAAGAATTATGGACGGAGCGTATTCATCGAAGTGCTTGCACGCATTTATGCTATGATGATATTTATAACTCAACGGATACGCCGAAAGAGCTTGCCGAAAAAGTGCGCTTGACGAAGAAACGGAAAATAAAGCGGCTTGCGAAGTTATGCGAACAAATCCGCAGCGGCGAGACATACAAGTATTTTTATTTATTTCCGTTTAAACCTATCAAAGAAGAGTATTTTCTGAAAGACAACGAGCTTTCTAAAATATCTATCAATAAATTCAGTTATTCCCACGGCAAAGAAACTTTCCGCCGGAACTCAACGAAAACAATTACTTTCTTTCTGACTTCCTTAATTACGGCGGTTATAACTTATTCATTTTATGCGCCAAACTTTTGGAGCGAGCTTGCGGCAAATCTCTTGACAGTAGCAATGGCAATGGGCGCAGGGTTTACCACTTCCGCCCATGATATGCGCAGAAGAACGCAAGTATACGAAAATAGAAACGACTTCTTAGAGCGTTACTTGAATATAACTGACGTATGGAGCGAGAATTATACTTTTCCGCAAGAAGTGCCGCTTGAACTGAAACAAGCTACTTTTAATAAGCTAATAGGTGGCGAAGAGAGTTTATCAAAGCAAAATGAACTTAACGAGGCGCAGAGTAGCTCACAAGGGAACACAGGAACGTTTTTCGACTTTTCCGAACATAAGGAGATTTTACGATGATTTTAGGTATGCTTATTTGTTTCTTAATGCTTTTTGAAGAGCGCGACTAACTACACTCACACACCCCTATAAAAGCCGCTTTACTTTCCTTTTTTCGGGAACGCAAGCGGCTTTTCTTTTTGTCTATTTTTTATACATTTATACAACTTTTTTGTGTATTTTATCTTATTTTATCAGGTTTTTTCTTTATTTTTAAGCGTTTAAAGCAAAGAACAGAACAAGAGAAACTTATCTTTCGCAAAGAAACGCAAGAGCCGTTTTCGGGCATAATAGCCCTATCGAAAAGATAGAACTAAATGCCTTTAAAGCTTATCCCCCGCAGAAGTTTCCGCGTTCGCCGCCTTTTCTCTTCGCATTCCGTTTTTTCAACGGACTTTCGTCAGCGTATGCTCAATCCAACGCCTAAAACCGAAAGCAAGCCACAAATGAGCCGTGCCCCCCACCGCTTTTTATAGTGTTATTTGGTGTCCACAATCACTTGACGGGGCGTTACTTTACAGAAGAGAAAGTGTTTTTCACGCTCCGCGGATATATTGGTATCGCGGTGTCCGCTCCGCAGTGTCTCCCGGCTGCCGCTCGTTTGAGTGTGTTCACGGGTGTAGCAACTATTTAAAGTCGCTATAAGGTAAAAGAAAAAGCCGCTTGACTATCGGCTCTATTGTGGGCGGGGGGCAGATAGTCAAATAGCTTTTTCTTATATATGCTTATTCAGTTGACGGACTTATTCAGCCCGCCCACGACTAAATAAGCAAGGTTTTTCGGAAGCTTTCTCCAACCTTAAAACCTCTTTTATTATAACACATAAAAAATCAATGTCAATCAAAAAACAGGGTAAAATAAAAAAAAAT